GGTGCGGCAGTTGCGGGTGTGCTATTCGGGCTCGTACTCAGCTTTTGTTACGACGAGGGCGCTGTGGGGTGCAAGCGCGATAGAGACTGCGGCAAGGGCGAGCAGTGTACGGCGGGCGAGTGCGAGCCGAGGAAGTGGCGATGATGAAGATCCCCTTCGCCTCACACACAGCAAATAGTTTGGTGTTTCGACTCGATGACACAACTCCGATGGAGCGGGCTTTTGCCAGGCAGCACATGCTAGACAGGCTCGGAACGGCTTTAGAAGCGGGCTGTCGCTCAGTCAAATTTACTGTCGGCAGGTTCGATCACATGTCCGGTTTAATCAGCAAGCGTGTGTTGACCTACAGCAAGACTGTCGAAGTCGAGTTTTGCTGGTTTGTCTGCCCAGCTTGTAGAGTCGTGCGTAGCGCCGCCTTCGGTGTGGAAAAGGTCGAGCGTCGCTGGCTGCCGTGGGCGCTTGTAAACGATCGCCTTGACGGCGGACCGGAGTGTCCGAACTGCTCAGCGCCGTACTGGGAGGAATGGCGCCGGGTTCTGTGGGGCATTGCCTCGCAAGCTGTCGCGCAGTGCTACGTCGAAGCGGAAGTTATCAGCAACGAATCCGGGTGCACGGTCGAGTCAATTCTCGACACGTTCCAGATGAGCTGGAATCCCGCGTCGGTCTATCCCAGGCCAAAGATCGACCGACGCTTTGTGATGTAGAGCAAAGTCATTTTTTAACGTCGACAGTTGACGATCGGAAATCGGAAGGGGAGGGCGGCGGATTCGTAGGGGCTGAAGTCGAGCCTGTCGGAATCGGATGCGTGTGCGAAGCAAGCCACGAGATAAGCCCGTTTGTTGGCGCCGTGAGGTAGTTCCACAGCGTATCGCCGAGTACGGCTTTTTCCAGTTCGATCGAACTATTCGACCCGATCTTGATCTTGCCGGGCTCGATGTGAATCTGTACCCCCTCATCATCGCCGATCGTGAGCCGGTCGATCGGGGCACTTTTGAGTGGGTGCCCGAAGTCATGAAGGCCGGGGAGAAACACGCCATCGGTGAGATCAAATCGTCGATCGTCTTCCGGATCGACGAGCCCGCCGCGCACAAGCCACTTGTCGAGGCTCGCCTGCGAGAAAATCAAAAGCCCGGTCGTGTCGCTTGTGATTGGAAACGTGATCCGCCAACGTCCCGCGCCTGGAAACAGGACCGGTACGGCAGGCACGACCGGCAGCACATCGGCCACGATCGAGCCGTCTTCCGCCACGCGCCGAAGTTTGACAAGGGGTTGCGCGTCGATACGTTGTTTGCTCGCGTCGTACTTGGTGACACGCGCCGGAATTGCGGTATTGATCGACAGGCGCGCCGCGTCAGCGTGTGCAGCGAGTACCTCTTGCAGACTGCTTGGTGAATCGTTCATCGGCTCGGGAACCCTTCGCAGCTTGTGTACCAGTCGCCCCCGTGAGTGTCCCCGGAGTGCTCGACTTTGGAGATTCTTACTACGCCAGTATGACGCAGAGACTTGATCTGCACGCGGCCACCGGGCCGAAGATCGGCATTGAGCAAGCACCGGAAGGTAAGCAGCCGGGGGCCGCCCTTGATTACAGGTGCCCCGAATTCCGGCGAACCGACAAGCCCACTGTCTGGCGATATCTCAGGAACCTGGGGGCCGATCTGCAAATCGTCGCGCTGAAACTGGAGCTCGCCGTCCTGAATGCTCCAGCTCACACCGGCCCCACGCAGCACCTTTTCCAGCTCGCTCGATGCTGGGCCGTGGGTCACAAGTCCCGACTCAAACCGTGTTGCTCCGAGCATGTCGGATACCTGGGCAAAGTTTCCGAGTCCAAGCCCGAGCGCTCCGGCGAGCTTGCGCACGACATCGCTTGCGGGCGCTCCGGCGGCGTGCGACTCGCTCACACGAGCAAACCGAAACGCTCTTTCGCCGTCACCGCTTTTAATAACCGTGTTCCAGCTCGTCCCCTCGCGGATGTGGTCGAGGTTACGAACGTCACCTGAAAACACACGCTTAAGGCCGGTACCGGTGTAGCCCGCTTCGAGCTGGAACTTAACCCCCTTGACCTGTAGCGCGGCGCGGCTTGTCGGGGCCAGGTTTGTGACCGTCACCTCCGCCGTGTTCGGTTCCTTGGCCGCGCTCTTGCGGACTCGAAAGGACACGCGAAGATCGGTGATCTCGACGACATCGGTCGACATCGTTTTAAAATCTTCGGCCACCTTGCGAGCAAGCAACAATCGAACGCGACGGTCGAAAAGCTGAGCCATCAGGACACCGGCATTTCTGTGCTCGCAAAATAGAGCAGCTGGACACGATCGCCTAGGTCGGAGCGCTGGGTTTCCGCAGACCATGCCGGGTCGCGCTGCTCGCCCGAAGTGTCGGTGAGCAGCAAACACCCTTTGGGCATTTTCGGCAGCTTGTATCGAAACCCGAGAGGCTGATCGACAACGGCTTTGATGCTGCTTAGGATGTGCTCACGATTGTCGTCGAGAATGTGCAGATACCAGCACGATTCCCGCGTATTCCAGTAGAACTCTAGCGTATAGCTTACGCCCTCAAGTTCCGCGTCCAAGTCGAAATGAGGCAGATCCGGGCGAAGCGGTATCACCGACGGCATTAACGCACCCCCAGCTTGTCAAGCAGTCCCAGCTTTTCAGCTGCCGAGTAGGCGATTGACTTCTTTGTCGTGTCTTCTTTGGGTAGCTGTTTTCCCGTCTTCTGTTTTTGCTGGGCTTTCGTCTCTTTGGCCGTCACGCGCCGAGTTGTTTTGTTCTGAACGATCCGCACCTGTCGAAGCTGAATCTGAAAGAACAGCGCGTCCCCGGTTCGCGGATCGCGAGGGACCGTGATATCGGCGATTGCCATGTTTTCGTAGGTCCGCGTGGCGGTGACGACTCGCACAAGCTGACCTACTGCCAGGCTGCGAAGCTCGGAATACGCCTTCTGAGCGTAGCCCGTGGCGCCTTCGGGCTGGGCAGCACTCGCCTTGGTAGTCACGGTCACACCGCCCCCGGCGCTTACTACGCGCTGCGCCTGTTCGCTGCTGAGCGGTGTATTTGAGATGATGCCCGTCAGCGTCAGCGTAGGAGGCTTTTGCCGGATATGATCCGAGACGTTAAAGCCTTCCTCGACAGGATGTTCGGTGATGTCCGAACTGTCCTGATGTGTTTCCTGCAGCGTTGCGTCAAACCGGATCGAGCCGATTTGCGTTTTGCCGGTGCGATATACGAGCCGAACGTCTGCCATAAATCACTTCGCGATCGCCGCTGTCGCGCCGGCCAGCTCGCCTTGCCACCATCTCTTGAGCGATTCGGTCGCGCTCTCTCCGACTCCCGCCGCGGTCTGCCCGACCCCGGCCACAATCGTCTGCTCAAGCTTGAGGCCGCCCATGTTGATAGTACGGCTCGCGGTGTTCGACACGCTAGCCGACGGCCCCGACGCGCCGCCGCTGACGGCTGCGGGGCTAGCCGACGGCTCCGACGCGCCGCCGCTGACGGCTGCTGGCGAAAACCCAAAGAAGTTTTTGACGCCGCCAAAACTCGTTTTGATCTTGGCGGTCACGGTATCGATCGCCTTGCTGATACTGCTGACGATCCACTGCCCGATCTCGTCGAAGGTTTCCTCGATCGTCAACTTGAACTGCGCCCAGATCACATCGGCGTGCAGTAGCAGCGCGACAAAACCCTTTAACATCGTCACCCACCAGGGATCATCGTCTGACGATGTGGAAATAAAATCTTCGAGAAACGCTTTCCACTTGGGCCACAGCTGCCCGATCAAGGTGAGCCCGCCTTGCTGGTCGGTAAGCCACTCATCGTACAGCAGAATCACGAGCGCCAGCGCGGCGGCGATCGCGACCACGGGCGCGGCGGCAGCTGCCCAAGCCGCAGCTGCCCGGATGGCGGCAAGCACCGCGGCAGCTGCAAGCCGCAGGTACTGCGAGATCAGAAGTCCCGTCTGCGCAAGGTTCCAGATCAGCGCCGCGCTTACCACGCTGTAGAGGATCACGGCGAATAGTCGCCACTGATCGATCACGAACCCGAGCACTTTCCACAGGGCATTCAGTGCGACGACGAGCAGCCGCACACCGCCAAGAATCGCCCGGAAAACGATTTGCATACGCTGGGCGATGAGCGCTCGATTTTCTTTGACCCACTTAATCATCGCCGTTGAGAGCGCCGACAATTCGCCGATAAGCGGGCCGGCGATCGCGTATTGAAGACCGTGTACAGCGGCTTTCAACTTGTCGAGATTGTCGCCGAGATCGTCACCCGCTGCGATCGTTTCCTGATCAAGCACGGTGCCGAGCTCTCGCGCTTCGGCTCGGAGCTGGGCGAGCCCGTCCCGGCCTGCGTTCAGCGTCGGTATCAGATCGGCGCCCGACTTGCCGAACAAATCCACGGCGAGCGCCGTTTTGCGGGCGCCGTCAGGCATAGACTTAAACTTCTCGGCAATATCACCGAGCACGTCGCCCGCCGATCGGAGCTGGCCGTCTGCGCCGCGAATCCGCACACCGACACGTCCGAAGGCTTGCGCAGCTTCGACGCTCCCTTGCGCGGCCTTTTCCATATGCACCGACAGCTTTGTCAGTGCCGCCGTCGTACCCTCTAGGCTGCCGCCCGCAAGACTCGCCGCATAGGCCAGTTCCTGCAACGTTTCGGCGCTGACTCCGGCGGTCTGGCTAAGATCGTTGAGCTTACCGGCATTCTCGACAAGCGCCTCGACCGAGCTTGTGACAAAAGCGCCCGCCGCGGCTGCGGCAACGGCCACGAGCCCCAAGCCCGCCTTGACCTTACCGATCGCACTATCGGCGCCGTCGAAGGTCTTTTTGTCGAGGTCAAGCCCGAGCTTGACCAGTAGCTCGCGTATGATCATTTGCTTCGGGCTCGCTCCGCCGATCGTGCCTCGGCTGCTGCCAGCGCGTCAAGGGCGTGATTTAGCTCGATGCACTCAACCAAGCTCATCGTAGTAGTCACCTCTTGCATGGTGGCCTTTCCTTCGGTGACGAGCCGGTAGGCCGGCCAAGCGTCGATCAGGTGGTCGATCCCGGTGACTTGCTCGCCGCCCCTCCCCTGCCTTGCAGGGCTGGGAGGGAGCGCCAAAAATCGGCAAAGTTGACCTCGAGCGCGAACAGAACCACACGCATAAGCGTCATGGTCTGCCCGGCGAAAGCGAGGCTTGCCACCTTGGAAAACTCCCCGGTGCGCTGACCTTCCTCGACCGGATAGGTGACACTTGCTTCGCCGAGCAGTGTCTGCACAAGGTTTTCCAGTTCATCAGGCGAGACGTTGGCGCCAAAGCTTTCCAACATCTTGCCCGCAATTTCGACGCTGATATCGCCAAGCTTGCCGTCAAGCTTCAGTTCGCGCAGAGCAGAGCCGAGCACTTTCGCAAGTCGAGGGTAGAGGCGGAGCGCTTTCATCGCCGGCAGCTGCACGACGCGCACCGTGATGTCGCCGAAAGACCGTTCAAAGGAGGCAATCATACGGCCTAGTGTACGGCACACCGACGGGCAAAAATAGTTAAGTATTTATTGTTGACACGCGCTAGCAATTCCGCTAGTTTGTCTAAGGCCGACGGATGCCGCCGATCTTGCCGACAAGACGCTCGCAACGGATCGTCCAAATGCGAGCGGTCGCGTCCTTTCCGAAATCGCCGTCGGGCTGCTTGCTGACCCACGCATTCGCGCTCGATAGGAGCGTGGTTCCGTTCAAATCCTTGACCATGAACGCTCCGACCCCCGAGCCGATCGTCTCGTCAACTTCGAGCGACGCGGCGAGCACGTCATTCGAGGAGCTTGACTGCATGAGCGTCAGTTCGACCGTGGCGCGCTTGTCGTGCTTGCGCACGCGCACGACCTCGCCGTCAACACCGGCCTCGTCAGTAAAGCTGGCTTCGTCACGCTTGACGGAAAGAAACTGCTCCGGCCCGAAGCCGGTTAGGACGTTGCCGCCGAGAGTGACAACGATCTGCGAAGGATCATAAGTGGCTGTCGACATCGGTCACCCTTTAGACGGTGAGAACGCCCTGGATCACGATCTTTTGAATCGCGCCCGCGAGGCGTGCCGAAAACTTGACGTTGCGAAGGATGCGCGCCGCCCGGTCTGCCGGTGCCGCTGCGGCAGCCTTCGGGACGGTCACGGTGTACGGCTCGGGCGCGATGCCGCCGGCAGTGATACCGTCGTCGAGCTGCGCGCGGACTTGATTCTCGACTTGCGCGATTCCCGCGTCGGTGTACGGGATTTTGTCCGCCGCGGCGAGCAACAGCACAAGGCGTTCCTGCAGGCGAGCTTGCAGCCAATCGCGGAAGCGGATCGTGTCGATAAACTCGTTACCGCTCACGACGCCGCCGTTATTGGCTCCGAGCGTCATATTCCGCCCGGCAATCGCCGCGTAGTAGTTGGCATACTTCGCAGCGATATTGGTCTTGTGAGTGTCGGTGAGCGTCGAGGCCGGCACGGTCGCCAAGGTCTTAAAGGCCCACATCTCGCTGCCAGGGGTCAGAGGCAGACAGCGACCGAGCCACGCCATGTCAGCGAACGCAATCGGGCTGTGGTGGTAGATCGCCGCCGTGCGGAAGTAGGCCGCAGTCTTGAGCAGCTTGGCGACATCGGTCGCGAGCGACTCCGCCACGGTCGCGACCTCGCTATCAGCCGTCGCGGCCACGTACAGCTTGCCGTTTGACTCGGCAAACCCGGCGGCAGCCACGATGCAGGCGCCGGAATTGAACATCGTTCCGAGCGCGTACCAATCGTTGTTTTCCAGTTTGATCGCCGCGAGATCGGCGGCGATGCCGGGATCGGCGTGGTCCTGTACCAGCTTTAGATAGGCGATGTCGCCGACGCCGAGCGAAAACCAGTTTCCGGCGGCGTTGCCGGTCACTTCGACGTACTGCGTGCCTGCAGCGCCCGCTACTGCGGCAGTCGCACCGGCAGCCGTGCAAGCTGCCGCGATTGCTGCCTGAATCCCTGCGGCGATTTCGTCATTCGTGGCCGTCGGGTCAGAAGTGAACGTGTAAGCCGTGCTGTTGACAGACACCGAGTAGGCTCTGTTATTGGCGACCGTTGCCACCGATATCTTGTAGCGCTGGGTCGGCTTGTTTGCGCCACGTCCGATGACAAGCTGTTCGGGCCGGGGGTTTTGCGAGAACAGAACGGCGGCGGCGAGATACTCAGGCGTCGTGGTGGCAAAGTCGGCGCCCACGCCGTCGATGTCGGAATAGGTCCGGGCCCGCTCGACCCAAGTCGGCGTGTAGCCCAGAATCAGCGGCGTTCCAAAACCTTGCTGAGACAGCCCGCTCGACTGCAGGCTGATAGCGATCGAGACAATTTGCTCAAGTCCCATCGATGAACCCTCATGGTGGCGCGGTGAAAACACCGCCGGTGTCGAGGTTTGTTAGCTCCACGGACTCTATCAGCCCGGTACGCTCGCTGGCAAGGTCGCGCGTGTAAAGCCGCATATCCACAAAAGCCCGACCTTGAAACTCAATCTCTTGGATCGAGGGCACATAGTCGGGCCGTCCGAGATCAATCAGCGACAGCCCCGCCGCTCGAAGAATCTCGCGCTTTGTGGGAAGCTGGCACGCGGTGAGGAAGTTTGCCGCCCGCGCCAAGGCATCGGTAGCTGAAGCGGTATCCGGTGTGTAAAACTCGACGCGCAGACCGAGCTCCCGGTCGCCCTCGACTCCGAGCGTGATCTCTTGACCGGGCGCTGCCAGCGGATCGTAGGCCGTGGTCTGCGCATCCTGCCCGAGCACGATCGGTCCCGACAGGTGCAAGGCGACATGGGCCGCGACCGGCGCCGGGTCATTCTGATCACGCCACGTCACGACGTTACCGGCAAGGCCCGTGCTTGCGACAGTCCAATCAAAGATCGCATCTTGAATGGTCGCCAGATTCATGAAGCGCGGGCCCTCACGATCGCCTTGTAGAACACATCACCCAAATGGGGCCACGTTTCGAGGTGCTCGACCTCGCACAGCTTGCCCGCCACTTCGACCAGATCGGGCTGATAACCAGCTTCCGCTGTCGTCTCGGTCGAGCCGATGTAAAGTTGAGTGCGCGTGTAGATCGACCAAACATCGCCCGTGATACGTCCGTCGCCAAGTCGCTGCAAGTCGCGCCCGGTGACAGCTTGCACCGAAGCCAGAATCGCAAACTGCGACGTGACCGGGGGCACGGCCCGACCCTTCACACGCGGTTGGACTTGCCGACGGGTAACCGTCAGCGTCTGATTTGCCAAGCTTGTGATTGAGTCGGCGACGCTCACCTGCGAGATCCTAGCATGTCGACAAGCCAGGAAACAGCACCAAGCATGCGCCCGGTATCTACCAAGGTGCGAGGGTCGCCGCTTGACCCGGCTCGGGTTTTCGCAAGCTTGCGCTCCAGCGTGCTCGGTGCGTTCGGCGGCGGGATCTGTTCACCGCCTACCACGGTCGCCTTGATGTCGGCGGCAAAGGTCGCGCCGATAACACCGAGCGCTTGCTCGACCCCAATCGCACCGTCGAGTATTCGCTCAACAAGCACGCGGGCGTTCCGCTCGGTCTTGGCCCGCACCCTATCGAACGTCGCCGAGATCCACGGCCTGGCCGGTGACCGGCCTTGCCCGAATTCGTGAATCACGGCGAGCATCCCGTTTGTGAGCCCGCCGCGATCCTCGGAACCTTTGCCCGAGTCAAGCACACCGACATAGACGCTAGGATTTTGCTCCAGCATCTTGCGAAGATCGGCAAGCCGCTTACCGGCGGGCGTAAGCCGATCGGTGACCGCCATCAAACCACCAGCGGCAACCGGGCGCCCAGACAGCCGCGTAGAAGGCGCTGAAACTCCCGGCCCCAGATTGTTTCATCGAGCGAGTTAGGGTGCGCTTGAATCTGCGACACGCTGTAGTCGCGCTCGACCTCGCCTACACGTTCTTTGCTGACAGCACCGGGAAGACCGCTGGACCCTCGGAGGTAGAGAATCCCACAGTGAGCTGCAAGGTATTTGTGGGCGAGATCGAACTTGGTATCCCACGTTTCGGTGGACAGCTGCCGGGCCGTGTCAGCCAGGATGGCATTCTGGGCAGCGACCGGCACCGCCGCAAGCGACGGGTCAAGTAGAACTACGTCTGCCCAGGTGACGGCCACGGCTACTTATCTTCCTTGCGGGGGGCCATCGAGTCAATCACGTCGATCTGCTTCTGAATCTCGCGCTTGACAGGCTCGCGCGTTTCGTTGTCACGCCAGACCTTCAAACGAGCTTTGTCATTGACCTTGGCAACCTGGGCGATCGCCTCAACCGCCTTGAGCGCGGCGAGCGATTCGGACAGATCGACGCTTTCAGTTACCACAAGCAGTTTGTTGTCTAGGTAGTGGGACAGATCCTTGCGCTTCTCTGCGCCGAGCGCGTCCCAGTCCTTGCTTTGCTGCTCGCTGAGCGGCGTCACGCCGGGGATAAGAATCACGCCGTTTGGCAGCGTGATTGTGTGACTCGTGTTGTTTTCAATTCGTTTGGCCATCGTGCAAGCCAGCTTGCACCGCGCACCGTCGAAGATACAAGCGGTGGTATTTACTGTTGACACTAGCTAGCGAAATTGCTAACACTCTCTCGGAGTGCAGCACATGAAGAAGCTAAGACTTGCGGTTTGCCTGTGGCTACTGACGCAG